CTGAGGCACCGTTGTAATATTCGTTGTCCTCCAAGATGATTTCCATGCCAGCCCCAGGCGTGCAGGTCGCCGGGTCGCAGGGGTTGTTCAACTGCCGGTGCATGAAACCGCAGATGTGAGAGATGCGGGAGTTCCGGAAGGTAAAAACATCATCATCCAGGTGAGTCATGGTGATAGCCTTGCCACCCTCGTCCGATGGGGTGGTGGTGCAGTAAGTACCGAACGCCCTGTCGGCTAGGGTCTCTCCGTTCCGCACCCAAAGATCGTTCCCATTCGAGGGATGGCGCGTCTCGCGCAGCCACACCCCATCGAAGAGCATTCCCTTCGGCCCCGGCAGGGCACAGTCGAGGTAGAAGATGTTCGTGTACTTGGCGATGATCATGTTGGGCTCGCTGTCGCCGTCAGGGTCACCAAGCCAACTGTAATACTGGCCGCACTGATTGGTTGGGGAGTCACAGAAGAAGTAGTGCAGATCGGTGCCAGCATCTGGAATACCATCTGCGTTACTATCACCACTGAGAGTTACGGTCGCTGAGGTGCTGCCGTTCGATTCGACTGTGAACGTGACAGGGCTGCCGGATGTTCCCTGCACATAGCCGACAAGAAACGAGGGACCGCTTCCACCGTTGCCGCATGTCGTGTTGGCGAAATTGCTGGCTAGGTTATATGTGCAGGTGCCAGTGTTATCAGTGCATGACCCGCAGCAGAGTTTAATTGTGTCTCCTGCGGCAGCTTCAACATCAGCCCCGCTAGTTACGTTGTTGAACAGAAATTGGAAGCTATTCTTTAGAGTCCCGGCAGCTGGCCAAATATCAGGATCGAGGCACCAGGGATCGCCAGAAGTACCCGCACCGCCATTGGCACAATCGGAGAAGTGGTAGTCGGTCGCCATAGCTGGCGCGCTCAGTAGCCAGGCCCACAGCAGGAGCCAGCGCCTCATCAATTCACCACGAGAATACGACGTGAAGCGGCGGCCGTGATCTCATCGAGCGCTCCAGCTACCTGGGCGTAATCTCGGTCAGCGGTGTCACTCGTGACGTTCACGGCGCTGCTCGTCGCCGTCAGTATCCGATAGCCGCCTCGGACGTGCATGTTCGAAGCGACTGCTGCGCCTGTGGTTCCGTCCCCACCGAATTGCGTGTAGTTGACATCCCAGGTATAAGCATCAGTTTGCGGCCCTTCAGCGGCAAGACAGTGGACAAACAAGTGCTCCTGGTTAGCCAAGCTTCCGATGCTAACGCTAGTCGGGTCTGCGCCATCATCCGCAGCCGTGTTCGTTCCCGCCACCTGTACGGCGTTACCTACGCTCATGCTGAATTCCCACGCGCTTACGGCCTTGGCTACCACAGTAGTATCAATGGTTGCGGTGATCGTACCGCCGCTCGAAAGCTGGCTCGTCACGACAGAATAGAACACGCCAGCAATGGCGCCACCAGCCGCCGCGCCCTGCGCGTTCTCTCTCTCAACGATCTGAGTATAGATGTTCCCCGCTGAATCAGTCACTGATAAGTCGTCCGTGTCACCATCAGCGGCGTCTGGATTGTCCATTGCTACGCAGACAATGATCACATTACCGGCCTCAGCCGCAGCCGAAGTGGTCATGTTCACCGAAGCATCGCTAACCTTTTCAGAACCAGTACCAAGCGTAGCTATACTGGACCACGCACCGAGTGCTGGTAGTGTGAAGAACGCAATCATTGTAGCGATCATGAGGCGCTGCATCATTCGTCCACCGTGTACTCCACGTGAATTCTTAGCTTCGTCGGGGCACTCGCCACCGCATCAATGTCGAGGTTCATCGGCACACGCGAAGCGATGCCGGCGTTGGCGAAGCTCGTAGTCGCCTCGCTCGTGGCATCGCACACCAGGGCAGAGGTCAGAACATCAGTGCCGCCAGTGTTCGGAGTCGCTTCTGCCCGCTCATCGAACTGAATCGTAGCCGTGCCGGTGTCGGTTGAGCACCAGACGCGGGTGATCGTCACGGCGAGCGGGAATGTTGCCTGGATGATCCCGGAGTCTGCCGTTACCGGGTTGTCGAAAGCCATGTCCTTGGTGAAGGTGTAAAGTTCAACGTCGGCGTCTACCCCATCGCCGTTCATAGACAAGGAGCGCAGCGCCGTAAGGTTGGTCATCGCCGACATGTCCACGGTGGAGCAGGTCGGCGGAGCATCAGCGTTCACCGCCGTCGCCACTTGGTTCGTGCAGGCACCCGCGATCTCGGCGATTTCCTGCTGGACGAAGGCGGTGGAAGCCACCTGAGTCGTGCTGTTGTCGGCCGCCTCAGTGTTCGTGGTCGCCGTCTGCACGTCGTCCACCACGTTGGCCCCGGCGGTTCCGCTCACGTCGCCGGCCAGCGTCGTCAGGTCCGTCAGCAGCACGGCCGTCGTGTCGGCACCATCGCCGGAGGGGAACAGATAGAGCTGCTCATTCGTGTTCGCGGTCGTGCCTTCGCACAGGAATCCGCCGGAGGCTGCACCGTCCTTCGTGAAGACGCACTCCTCGGTGCCGAGCGCCGGGTTGCCGGCGAGGGTGTCGTCGGTCTTGAGTGCTGGGGTAGCGGCTGCATCCTCCGCCGCCGCCGGGCAACCCGTGATACCCAGACCGTTCGTGCAGGAGGCGATGTAGTTCCCCGTGGTGTCGGCCGGCATCGCCACGGCGTTGGCTCCGACTGTGAGGCCGGCCGCGAACGTCCCCCCGATGTCGGCCGCCGCGGGGCTCTCGCTGTCGAGGACGAACGTGGCGTCAGCCTCAGCCGAGGACACACAGGCGGAGCCGCAGGCGAGGCCCGTAGCGTTGCCGCTGGCATCCCCGAGAGCGGCCTGGCGCTGGGCGCTGTCGTACCAGAAGAAACCATCCGTGGCCGTTGGGATCCTAATACCCCCACGGCTGATGAGGGCCGTGTCGGTGATCGTCGTTTGCGTCGCGCCTCCAGCTTCAGAATCTCCCGCCGCGAAGTTGCCATTGGTATCAGTAGAGAGGTCGACCGAGTTCACTGCGGCTGCGGTGCTTTCACCGATGCTATTCCCATAGGCCGCGTACTGAAGAGCCGGAGTCGCGGCGTTGTCGCAGTACTGCAAAGGCGTGGTATGGACTTGCGCCTTGCCGGCCGTCGCAGCCCCGCAGGTGAGAGCGCCGGAGGCCAGAAATCCCGTCTCTCCGCTCGCCGTGTCCACTGTGACGGCAGTGCCCTCGCCGGCCGCCGAGGCCGCGATCCCGGCTCCGCCTGTGATCGAGCCGACGAAGTTCCCCGTCGTGTCCGTGATAAGCGCTACTGCGTCCGCCCGCACCGTCGCGGTCAGCACATCAGGCGGCCCGGCTGCGCGCGTGAAGTTGATGTCGCCAGAGTCATCGAAGTCCGCGTCCGTCATCGCGGTGAACGTTCCGGCGTTGTCGCCATCCTCGACGCGGATGTTGTCACCGCTGCCTCCGGAACCACAGGCGGCCCCAGCCGATTCCAATGCCGTCCCGCCAGCGTTCACCTGCACGCATCGGCTCGCGGTCCAGGCCGTTTGATTCGTTCCACCGTCCGCAAGTGGGATCGTCGCGTTAAATGTCGCCGTCGCCACCCCAGCCGCGACGCTCCACTTGTGGTAGCCGCTCGTCGCCACCGGCCACTTGTAGGAGATGCTGGAGGCGATATCGCCATCGACCGTGTGGGTCACGGTGCTGGTTCCTGGGTCGGCTTCGGTGAGAACTACAGACCCTGCCGCTGTGCCCGCTGCCTCAACCGAATTCGCCTTGACCTTCGAGTCCCCGGCGCCGCTGTTCATGAAGTCATAGGTCACAAGTCCGGCCGCGCTCCTGTCGATGGTCACGATGTCGCTCGCCTGTGCCACCGTGACCTCGCAGGATGGCGAGGCTCCCCCGCTTGGTGCGAGGCAGATGTTCGTGTCCGCCGTGCTCCCGATGGCCGGGCCGTTGGTCGCACCAGAGACCCGCACGAAATCATCCGTGGCGTCGCCGGGTCGCAGGACGGTGCCTTCATCTGTCCACTCTGAGGAACCGCCCCCGCCATCCCCCACCAAGTCCCACCCGGTCCCGGCCGCGTTGCAGACGTAGACGACCTGGCCAGCCACGGCTGGATCGCTGCGCTCGAGGAACTCCCGGTTCGCCGTGCAGGTGACGGGAAAGGAGGCGAAGGCCAAGCGCCTGAAGGGGCGCGCCACAGTCGCAGATTCCCAACTCTGAGTCCCGGTGCTCCATGTGTTGGATTCGTCCTCGTAGGCCACTCCGGAAGGGAGCTTCGAGCGCGTGGTGATCCCCGTGGCGTCCACCTCCGCGTCGCTGACGCAAGTGGTGCAGGCCAACCCGGCCGCAGAATCATCCGAGGTCGAAGCAGCCAGGGCGGCGCGACGCTCGGCCGTGTCGTACCAGAAGGCCCCCGTCCCCGTGGAGGCCACCCGCACCCGGCCCTGCGCGGCGAGGGCTGTGTCGGTGATGGGGGCTTTCAGTGCAGCAGCCCCGAGGTCAAGCAGATCGCCAGATGGCAGCGCTAGAGAATTGGCGGCGTTCCTTGAAAGCTGAACATCCGGTGCGGATGTACCGTCACCCCAGATTTGCGTCCCATCAGCCAACAAGCGCCAACGATCCTGCCCATCGGCCTGCACGCGCGCCGTGTAGATCGGATCATTCGCGGTCGTCATCCAGTGCTGCCACTTGTGGTTGCCGGAGCCAGTGAGCCAGCGTACGCCCTCTTTCTGATCTCCAGAGGACGCGGTGTCGAGTTCTCCAGCACCCGGCCCGATGTTCTCTGCCTGCTGGACATACCAACCGCGGTCAAAGTTCGCCAGGTCGAACAGTGGATCGGCACTTCCAAGCACCGGGTCTTGAATCGTACCCACGGCCACGGCACCGTTGCTGCGCGTCCGGATCTGGGCGATCACTGGATCACCGAAGCGGCTGTTCTGGATGACGATGTTACGCGCGCCCACATTCGTGGCATCGCCCACGTCGATCGTATAGTCAGCTGTTCCTGCGTTGGCGAACACAGATTCATAGAAGCCGATGTTCTGGTTATAGACCGTGGTCGCGTCCGGATCGGCAATCATCGTTACGCGCGCCACGGTTTCTGCGCCCTCTGTATGCAGCGAATAGAAACCCACGCCAGAGGCGCCTTCCAGCCTCACGTTCCCCAGCGCATTGCTCTCGAAGTCACAGGAATAGAAACCCATGCCCGGCTGTCTAGTCCTGAGCCGCAGACCATAGCCCGTGTTGTTGAACGCTCCAGAGTTTATGAAGGCGTACACACCATAGTTGTTCGACAAGAGCGAGATGCCGTCCACACCGTTTCGGATCAGCACGCCATCGAATTTAGCGTTGTTACCGCCCTTCGTATCGTCGCTGCTTCCCTTAATGCCTGTGGCGAGGTTTTCCATCCAGACGTTTGTCACGTCGAAGTAACTGATGCCCGTGAAGTCGCCGAGAAAGATCCCCGCCGCCACATCTCCGCCTGTACTTGCCTTGATACTTAGATTCCTGATGCCCCAGTGTTGCGTTGTATTCCCAGCCATCTCAAAGACGTTGATGACCGCACCAGCCGGGTCGATGATCGTATTCTCCGGACCGCTGCCGTCGATGACGATGCCGGTCCGAATCGTGATCGGAACAGCCGGCGCTCCTGTGTAGGTTCCTGCTGGCAGAATGACCCTACATCCAGCCGTTGGGCAATCGGCAATGGCCGCGTTAACCCCAGCCACGCTCTGCGCGAACGTCACTCCATCCACGATCCTGATCGCCCCCCCGCTCGCCGGCCCGCTCTCAGGCCCGAGGCGCCCGGCGATCAGCGTGTCGCTGAAGGTCTGGCTGGCGCTCCAGTTGTTCGCATGCGCCATGTTCAGGATCGGCGTGTACGTCCCATTCGCCCCGGTGTCCGCGCAGGACAGGCTCCCGGCCGGATCGCAGGTGAAGACGCGCTCGCTCGTCAGCGTGCCGTTCAGCCCGAGTGTGAGGTAGGAGGCCGAGATGGGGGCGCCGCCGCCCCCCCCTCCAGCCACCGCCGGTCCGAAGAAGCCGGCGGTCTTGTTGCAGAGGTGCAGTTCTGACGTGTCGGCGGTGACGGGCTCGATGCACGCCACGTCATCGCGCGTGCAGGCCGTGGTATCGCAGTCCACGGCCGTCGTGAGGCGCATGTACGTGTAGTTCGTGTCCTGCGCCAGGGCCAACCCGGAGCTGAGAAGCGCCAGGAGACTAGAAAGGAATGTTAGCCGCTTGACCCACATCGGTGAGCACCCCATTGACATTCTTGTACTTGTGCCAAAGAGCCTCTGGCGTATCGTACAGATACAGCGCGTCCGCCACGGAGATCGCCCCGGGGAACGGCACCAGCGCCGAAGTGGGCACTGGCAGAGAGCCCGAGGTACTGATGCGGCGGCGCACCACGAAAGCCCCGAGTGCGACCGTGTAGGTTTTGCCGCTCAGCATCATTTCCAAGTCATAGGCGTAGTTACCGGCCAGCGTATCCGTATCGCCAGGGGCGATCAGCACGTCGATCAGCCCGGTCGCCGCCTGCGTGGTATCAATGCCACTCCCGGCCGGGCTCTGCTTCTGAAATTTCGCGCTCGCGATGGCATCCTCGAACGCGGTTTTGACGGTGAATTTGAACGAGGCCCCCGTGACGTTGGCCGCTGCGCCCGCGGCGTCCTTGATCGGGAAGCGGAACGTCGCGTCGTTCCCGGCGTTCATGCCGAGTTGGAACGTGCTCGGATCGGCTGTCGATGGCATCAGGGCGCCGTCACATCCAGCAGGACAACGAATAAGGCGGCAACCAGGGTGAGAGTCTTCCCGGTGCGTACCGTCTGCAGGTCGTACACGTAATTTCCCTTAAGGGCGACCGTATCGGCCTCGTCAATGAGCACATCGACGATTCCCGAAGACGCTAGCGTCATGTCTATCCCTACAGGCGAGGTCTTGGTAATGAGGACCGCTCCGCTATAGCCGTCGCGTACCGTGAACGTGAACGAGTCGGCGCTGACATCAAGCGGCAGCCCGATGCCCCCCATGATGTGTCGGCGCAGGCGATAACGATCCCCCCTGACAACTGACGCCTGGCCCTCGAGAGTCCGGATGGTCGACGTGAGAATGGCTTGCGGGACGGCCGAATATCCGATGCCCATCTGGGGCTTTGCCCTGTAGGTAGACTGCACGCTCGGTGTCGCTCCGTAATCACCCATTCATCACGCCCACCCAGCCAGCGCGGGCGGCGCCACAGCCGCACCCGGAGGCCCGCCAGTCGGCGGCGGAGACTTCAGGAGCTCGCGCACCGTGAACAGCATCGACAGAATCGCGCCGACGTTCTTGTCCTCTATGGCCGGGCGTTCCCACTCCGTGAGGTCCACGGCGCGATACGTGATCCCAGCGTCCAGGCTGACCTCGCACTCCCAATCCTCGTCGATGAGCTTGGGCTGGATGCCGCCGGCCAGCTCTACGTCCTCCGAAGAACCAGGCGTCACCACGATTACGATGCGTACGTGCGCGCGCCAGCCGTAGCGCGTGTTCCTCGTCGAGCGGTCCAGCATCTCCTTCTGCACGAAGATCGGCTCGTACATCGGCCGGCAGACGGTCACGAAGCGGTACGCGCTGAGGTCGTACACCACCGGCGGTCCGGCGAGCTGGGACGTGAAGCGGAGCCGCGGCGAGTAACTGTATGGCGCGCTCATGTGAACTCCGCCCCCATGAAGGAGAACGACAGCGTGGCCAAGGTGGCGTAAACGCGCAGCACATCACCAGGGCCCATGAAGATCAGGATCGACGGGGCTCTGGCGTTGCTGCCGATTGCCTCGTCGTACGCCACGTACTGCTTGGGATCGTCAGCCGCCCCGGCCGGCGCCACCGCGACCCTGAAGGAGGTCGCTGTCCCGGAGCGGTTGCAGATGTTGAGGCGCCCGGAGGCGTAGCCCGCAGCAGGTGCGGTGTACATGTCCTCGAGACCCGCCGCTGCCGGGTTGTGCTGCGCCAGGATCTTCGGAGTCTCGGCCATCTCAGGCAGGTCCCACCAGGAAGTCGCGCCAATACTCACGGGTGATCGTCAGCCGCGGCTGATCCGGGTTGACTTCGACGGCCAAGCCACGGATCACGAGCTCGTAGAACCCGGACACGATAAGCCCCTGGGCCTGGGGGATGCCGATCTCCGGTGACGAGCCACCACCACCGCCACCGCCGCCCTTCCTGGGGAGCGGCATCTATACGTCCTCCAGCAGCGTGACCGTCACCTCGTCCGAGGGCAGAGCGTGGTCGCTTTCGTAGACCATGTACCGTGAGGGCCCGCCGAGATTCACGCGGTCCAGGGGTCGGTAGATGTGCCCGTCGCGGTCGTGCAACACCGACTCCACAAGCGCGCGCTTCTTCGAGTAGAAGGTGTAATACTGATCGCACAGCAACTGGCTGAAGGCTTCGTTCGGCAGGAGCGGGCTGTTGATCGTGATGCCCTGCGAGGCGAACGCCTTGACGCCGGATGTCACATCAACACCAGACCCGGCCAGCGAGACGTACTGGTAGGTCTGATCCCAGATGGCCACCTCGTTCTGCTCCTGCACCAGAGCGGAGGCGTCGAATATCTCCCCGGCCGGCAGGAGATCGCGCGCCACAAAGTGGCCCTGCAAGTCGTCATCCACCCAAAAGGCGGCGTTGGCGATCACAGCGAGGTTCGCCAGAGCCTGCGCCACGGACAGCCCGGAGTGGTCGGCGTAGGAGACGATGCCGGCGTAGAACGGCGCGTAGATCTCGTAGTCCTTCGGGATGGTGCCGCGGTAACTGAAGGTGCGGTAGTGCCCGAGCACCACCGACCCAGAGAAGCGCGTTATTGTGGTGGAGTCGGAGAGCTTCTTGTGGGAGTAGGAAAGCCACTCGTCCTCACTCCAGACCAGTTGAGCCGCCCCGTCTATGATCGCCACACAGAATTGCACGCCCTGAAACTCGCGCAGCGTGATAGTCGGATGGATCGTCGGCTCGGTCGGATTGGCCTGCCCGGTCTGTTCCTTCACGAGGATGCTTGGGAAGGGGCGCTTCCAGAGGCGCACGTTCTTGCGAAAGGCGCAAATCTCCCAATTGGGCGTGAACCCATTGAGGCCGTTGCCGCGCAACACGATCACGTAGTCACGGTCCGGCACGTAGACCGGCCCCCAGTACCCGTGGGTCGTCGCGTCGTCGCCCTGCTTGCAATCAACCAGCGGAAGTCCGGCTCCCACGTCGTAGTATTTGAAGTTGTTCTTCGGGGTCATCTGATCCGCCCAGCACATGAAGACGAGATCGCGGGCCGGGTCGTATTCGGTGTAGCGCGGAACGTGGGGCGATGGAATGTCTCCCACGCCGACGAGCGCCGCCCCGATTCGATTAATCGCGCTCCATGTCACACCGTCGGCCGAGGTCTGCTCGGAGAGGAAATAACCATTCCCGGCCGTATTGTCGCGCTCGATGAAGTAGAGGCGCTTGGTCCCGGCCTTGTAATTCCATCCCCAGATGTCGCAGTAACCGCGCCAGTTCTGTCTCGGGTCCGTGGAATCGTCGCCGCTGACCGGCGCGCGCAAGATGATGGACGGGGGCGTCTCGTCCGTCTTGTAGTACCGGCTCCAGTCCACCCACGCCTTGTCGGTCGCGTCCTCCTGCGTCCAGTCGTCCTCCGGATTGACCTGGTAATAGGTGTTGGAATTCCTGACGGTGACGTAGACCCGTCCGTTCCTCTCGCACCCGGCGGCGCGCGCCCGGTCGGCGACGGACAACTTGTTGATGTTCACAGGCGTCGGCGCCGGCGAGGAGAACTGGCTGAGATCCGTAAGCACCTGGGCGACGGCAATCCCGGCGCTCTCGAACAGGCGCCGCACCAGGAAGTCAATCGACTTGAAGCGGTAGTAGGGGCTCGTGCAGGTAACGGGGCTGCCGGCGGCGTAGCCGTTGATCAGCGCGGCCTCAAGAGTGAGCTGCGTTGCGCTCGTGACCTGCCGGATTACCACGTCCTCCTTGTTGGCCTGATCTGTGATGTGCAGGACATCGCCAGGGAGAAGGCCAGTTGTGGAGTTGATGGTCAAGGACGTGCCGCCGCCGCTGGTGTAGGTGAACGGCCCAAGGATGCGCGCCACGACCTCCGCACTCGCATCGTCGAGGATCTTGGGTGGCCCGTAAGCCGTGATCTCGACGTTCTTCTCCAAGCGCAGGAAGCGGATGCTGCCCTGGCCCAGCACCACCCCCGTGAACTGGAGCCCACCACGCCTGAGCACGCGCAGCGTCCAGCGATCAGACGGTGAGAGAAACTCGAATAGCGCGTCGAAAAACCCGTCGCGGTTGTCCACCACGAATGTCAGGTCGCCAGTCTTGAAGTTGAGGAGGGTACGATCGAGCGCCCTGTTAATCGATCCGAAGGCGTCCAGCAGGACGCGCATGGGCGCGGTCAGGGACACGGGCGCAGGCCCGCCCGCCCCGATGGTGGCGGGCGCCGCCTGGATTAACTCCACGTCATAGTCTCCTGGCCACATGATTAGGTCGACGACGCCAGCGCGGTCTGCCGGCCGATGCGCCGATTGAAGGTGTCGAGCTTGCGGCTGAACTGCTTGAAGAACTCGGTCTCGTTGGTGGCGAAGAAGCCGCCCGCGTGGAACCCCCCCTGGATCGTGACGCCGCGGTTGATGTTGGTGACGGAGGAGCCGCCGCGCGCGATCTGGCCCATCTGCGAGTTGAATCCCGCGCCGATAAGGCCAACAACATCATTGGCGAAGCGACGGCCGAAGGAGACCGCAATAGCGTCGTTCACGGGGTCGTCGAAGCCGGCCTTCCTGATCTGCGTGACGTTCGCCATCCCCTTCACGATCGCTATCGCCATGTTGGCGTAGCCCAGGGGGGTCGGGCCGTAGATGGCAATGGCCTTGTTGGCCGCCACGAAGGTATCCGCGATGGCCCCGGCGATGGCCGCCGCCTTGTTCTTCCCGAACAGCGCCTGTGTAGCTCCAATGCCTGAGGCGACGGTCTCACCCCAATCCACGCGCTTCTGTATCTCGCGCTCATGATCGGCGCGCGCCGCAGCATCGTCCGCCTCGTCCTGCTCGCGCTGCTGCTTCTCACGCTTCCGCTTTAGTTGTTCCCTAGTGCGGATGACGAAGTTCGCGCTCTCGGTTTCTCGCTTGATCGCGTCCTTCTGCTCCTTCGCCTCCTGGCTGTGCAGGGCACGTAGGTACTGCTCGTGCGCGCGGCGTAGCTCATCGATGGCCTTCTTCTTGGCCTCTGCTGCCTTCTTTCCTTTGTCGAGCGCCCGGGTATCCTCCTCCTGGGCGACCACACCGCGCTTGATGGCATCGTCCAGGATGGCGATGCGGGCTGCGTGTTCCTGAATCGCGGCCGTACCGGACATGCGCACGGCCTTGTCCTTCTCGGCCCGTTCGATGGCGGCGTCGTAGCCGTGGATCGTCAGGAACATCACGGTCCGCAGCTCGTGCCACCATCCGACTGTCCCGCGCACTTCCGCGGCCTGGGACTTCATCTCCTCTGAGAGCTTCTGGCGCTCGATGATCTGCTGATAGAAGGCCACCTCGCGAACGTGCTTGGCGAGGTTTTTGTGCGCCTCATCGGCGTCCGTGACGTACTTCAGGTACTCGTCGAACTTGTCCAACTGCTGCGCGATGCTCTCGCGCAGGGACTCGTTCGCGGTGGCGACTTGCCCAGCGGAGCCAGCCCACTCCATGAGCTTCGGGATGATCAGGACGACTGCCAGACCCGAGGCGGCCAGCGCCAGGTTGGCGAATTCGGCGGCGTTACCAAGGGCCTTGATACCGGCGGCCGCCACGCTCCCAGCCGCACCAGCTCCACGGCTCGCTCCGATGCTCGTCAGCAGGGCACCGGTGAGTTGCTTCACCTCTCGCGCGGAGACCTTCTGCCTGACCTCGCGCTCGGCCTCGACCACGTTATGCTTCTGGACGAAGGGGATGACGTTGTTGGTCTGATCCGCGAGGCCCTGGATGGCGAGCTTGGCCTGCTGCGTCCCGGCCAAGTTCGCCCGGCTGTTGACGACGATGGCGAGATCGAGATCCGCGCCCATCAGTTCACCACCACCCCGCCGCCCTGAGACCTGCCGAAGCGCTCGATGGGTGCCGGCTCAGCGTCTGGGTCAGAGAGCACCTCGTACTTCTCGTCCGCCGATTCCAGCCCGTCAACCACCTCCAGGAATTCCTCCATTGGCCAGGCGCGCACCTGAATCGGCGTCAGCCCAGGGAAGCACCGGCAGACAAGCACGATATCTCCCTGAACGCTTCCGGCCTTGCGACGCTGCGGCCCGAGGTTCAGGCACCCCAGCAAGCGCGCCCAATCGTGGGTGTTGGCGTTGGCGATACCATCGATCATGCGGCGGACGTTTCTGAGCGTGAGGTGGGCCCGGAAAAACCCCGCCGGCTCCTGTGGGCAGAAGATGTCCGCGATGCCGACGAACTCCGGCGTGCGCATGGCGCGCAGCACGTCATCGTCCGTGATGGGGCGCCCCAGGTAGAGGCGCACGCGCACCATGTGGGATCCGACCAATTCCAGCAGCGCGAGGAACCCACCCACAGTTATGGGCTGGATCGCGACTCTGCGGAAGCGCGGCGGGAACCAGCGCCGCAACCTGACCTGCGTCGGCTTGGCTTGCATTCTAAGTCTCGACGAGCTTGAACCAGTTGTCCGCGCCAGTGCCGGAGGTCTCCTCAAGCACGCCCAGCGTGATCTCCAAGCCCTGCTCCCCGTCCTTTTTGAACGGGATCGCCGTGAGCTCCTTGATGTAGTTGCGCCAGGTGGTGATCGTGCGGACCTTCGTCGTGCCGAGCCCCTTGCCCTTCAGCTCCGTCTGGTAATACAGCTCCCCGGCCGAGGGGTCCACCAGCAGAGTCCAGTTCGGAGTCGTGCCGGTCTTGTTCGCCACCGGCTGACCGAAAGCAGTCACCCAGTTGTCGATGCTGCCTTCCAGCAGGCGCAGCTTCATGTCCATCTCGCGCTTAACCGGAACAGCCATGACGTCGCCCAGGCGCTGGTCGATGCTCACCAGGTGGGGCGTCATCTTCGGATCGAGCGTGACGCCGCCTGCGGTGGCGCCGACCTCCACGAGCGTGCCGGCCGCTTTCGCCGTCACCCAGGGACCGATTTTGAAGGTCGCGTGTGCGCCGACGATGATGTTGGTGATGTCCATGTCGCCTCCGCCTGTCCCTGAGAGGGCCGAAAAGAAAAGGCCCTCCGGGGGTCTGGCCCCAGACGGCCTTTGTCTTTTCGTCTCAAGAACCGGAACGGTGATCAGCCGCGCCGGCGGTCGACTTCAATCAATCCACGATTACGCGCGCCACGCCGCGTTGCACGTGGCCGGAAACGATACGGGCGAGCTCCGACCCATCCTCCAGGTCTACCTCCAGCTCGTCCCCGTAGTAAATGTCGCGCTTCCCTCCCGGAACTGACGAATCCCAGATCCAGGTGTTGCTCTTGCGCTTGGGGTCCAAGCCGGCCTGCTCGGCCGACCCCTCACCGTCGTATTTGACCTTCGCCATCGCTCCCTCCTATTTGCCGACTGCCTTGACGCTGAATGTGTAGGTCGGCCCGCCGGTGCCGCTGAGCACCCAGCGCACCCGCACGAAATCCCCGAAGATCGAGTACTTGGCACTGAAGCTGCCGAGCGCGTCGCTCAGGCCCGGCACGATGTCGCGCTTGTTAGTCTGCACCGCGCCTTCGGTGGCGCTAGAGGAGGCGTCGGTGAGGCTCGATTCATGGGTCAGGTCGAACCAGGTCGTCCCGCCGTCGCTCGAGCCCTGGAGCCACAGGTCCAGCACGGGCGTGGTGCCGCTCTTGGCCGTGACAGCGACATAGACCACCATCTCCTTGATGCCGGAGACGGAGATTGCCCCGCCATTCCCGGTGGCGCTCTGCTGGGCGCTCGCGAGCAGATCGAAGCGCGTGGAAGCGGCGAGCACCGGCAGGAAGATCATCAGGGACAGCAGCAGTGCGGCCCAGCGTCGAAGTCTCATGGTCTCACCCCGTCGAAGTAGCAGTAGACTTCCATCTCGATCCCGATCGCGGCTCCGGCACTGTCCCACCCCGCACGGTTGAAGTCCGCGGTGATCTTGGACTCGTGAATGTCGGCGCTCCCGAACGTCGGATCTGCCATCTGCAGCCGCTTCAAGTCGGACACGAACGCCTCCCCGAGCGTGCTGAGCCCTTGGTCGTCTGGATTGTGCCCATCGCCCGGGATGTACCCGGCGATGACGACGTGCAGCGGCTGTTTGTAGACGTTCTTGTCCAGGGCCTCGAGCGCGCTGTCTCCGGGCGGGACACGCGCGACGAAGGCGCACGGCTGCTGCTCGCTGGATAGAGTCTCGAACACCATTGGGTGCCTGCTCACGTACTTGACCGGCGTGGTGTAGCCGCTCTCCGGCTGCACCGTCTTGACGGCCGCCACGATCGCCGCCAGGGCCGACTCGATCACTCCTGCGCTCATGTGGTCACGAGGGCCTCGCGGACTCGCTCCGCGAACAGGGCGCGGATATTCTCCCGCTCCGCCTCCATCGCTGGCGCGAGGAACGGGATGGCGCGCTGCTGGCGGGCCTCCTGGTGGACGTGTTTGGCGAAGTGAACGTCGCTCGGCTCGTAGGCCCGGCCGGCGGCGCCCTGCTTCCGCGTCACCCCGAACGACAGCGCCACCAGGTTGGACAGCGCCGTCACTCCCCCGGACCAGCGCAGGGCTTGCTTGCGGACCGGGTAGATGTCATGCGCCGGGATCGTGCCGCCCAACTCCAGGATGCGGCCGTACGGCACCAGCGCCAGAACACCGACCTGCCCTTGCCAGCCATCCTCGGTTTTGCGTGCCGGGATCTTGTGGATGGCGCGGCGCAGCCGCCCGGTGTTGACGCGCGGAAACCCCGGCCCGCCGAAGGACTCCTTGATCCGCGTCTGCAGAACCCGCGTCGAATCGTCCGTGGTGAATTTCAGGGCATAGGCCACGCGCTTGCTCAGCGTATCGAGTCTGCGCTTGGCCTCCTCCGCCCCGACGATCTTGATCTCCAGGCTCACGTCACGGCTCCGGCGCAAAGGGGCGGGTGTAGAGGTCCAGGATGTCGCGGTGGCGCTCTGGCAGCTTGTCGAGCAGGTTCACGCTGCGCTGCCCGTCGCTGCGGCTCATAATGTTCCACTCCTTACGGTCCGTGTGCTTCCAGTACATGGCGCAGAGTTCCTTGACCACGAGTTTCAGATCGTCGGGGATCGCGCTGTAGCCGGCCGTGTAAGTCAACACCACGTTCTGCACACCGCGCGCCCAACGCCCCGGGTAGTACACGGACGAGCCCGGCACCTGCGTCTGCCCTGGTTGGCGATAGAACAGCCCATCGTCCAGATCCACGATCACATCCGCCGTGGGCGCGTAGCCGGTGGAGACAGCCAGCGTCGTGCCGTTCTCTGTGGCGGCGGGTGCCGGGCTAGCTGCCACGGGCGAGCGCATGGCCATGATCGAACGGCGCCCGTTGCCGTTGCGGATCTCGGTGTAAGCGCGCAGGTCGAAGTCCCGGCTGCATCGCGATCTCACAGCCTGGGAGGCCGCGGCGATGATCGACGCCAGCGCGGTGTCCTGTGCCGTATCCGCAGGGAAGCCCATATACTGTCGAGCCTCCTGAAGTGTGATCAGGTCCGCCACCGGGCGTCAATCCTTCGTGAGCTTCTGTGCGCGCAGGCTGGCCACGCATGCGAGGGGCACGTCGGCGTAGCAATCCTCGTCAACGGCGATATGGATCACCTCATCGCCGACCGGGACGCCGATCATGCTATCCGGGCTGACGTTCAAGCGCATCCGCGTGGTGCCTTTCGGGCTCGGCCTGGGCCCTCGTTCCTCGACCGGAGCCGGCTTCCATCTCTCCTTCGCCATCTCGTTTCTCCTGTGGCGAACCGGCCGGAGGCCCCCTCGCCCCCGGCCAGCCGTCAGCTTCTTAGCCCTTCCACACGTTGTAGAGCAGCCCGCATCCTCCGGTGAAGATGCCCTCCAGCACCCCGTTGCACCGCACGTCGAAGGGGTAAATCGGCCCAGTCGACGCCGTGCTGGCGTAGTCCCACCGCTCCCAGTCGTGCGATCCGACCCACTGGAACGGGGCCAGAGCATTCGCGTCCGGGTAGGGGATCTCCGTCGGCAGGATCACGATCGTTCCAGGGGCCAGCCACGGCTCCACGTCCACCGGGCAGATGTCCCCGGTCGTGGCGTTCAGGATCTCCCCGACGTGCGCGCCGATCGTCATGTTCATGCGGCCCTCGGCCGTCGGCGTCGCGAAGATCTGCATCGAGTTGCTGATGATGCCCTTCGCTGCCAGGAGCCGCGCGTCGAGGCCCGACATGATGACGCGGAACTTCCCGATCTTCGCGTTCTGGTAGATGGATGCGAAGGCGTCCTGCAGCTCCACCACCTCACCCTTCGCCGCCGTCCCGACCAGAACACCGTTCACGTTCTTCAGGTACGCGCCAGAGCCGGCGGCGATCAACTGCGGGATGATCCCGTCGTAGGCATTGGCGTCGTCCGTCTCGTCGGCCGCCGGCACCGCGGCATCGGTCCCGATGGCGCCGGTCCCCGCGAGCGAGAACAGCGTGACCTGGGTCTGCGTCACGATGCACTCGGCCTTGAGGTTCGCAGCACCGGTCGTGGTCCCGACGAACACGATGTAAGCGACCGCCCCCGGCACGGCCGCCCAGGTGATCTTGAGCGACTTGTTGGTCGGGGTCTGAGAGCCGCTGTTGCCCTCCGCGCCGATCTGCGTCATGCCGCAGCCGGTCACGGCGGTGGCACCCAGGGCGATGGTCTGGAGCTTCGCTTGGAGCACACCCACGGGCGTCAGCATGTTCTCGCTGTTGGCGTTCGTGTCCGCGAGGTTGATCATGTCGCTGGCCACGCGGTTGAACGCGAACAGGTTCATGGCCACGATGCGCGCGTAGTACGTGGTGGCACCGGCGGTGATGCCTCCGGCTGTGGTGCCGAGCGCGACGGTCGGGGCCGCGGGGGCTCCGCCGAGCGCCGTGAGCGTGGCACCCAGGAACGCCTGGCCTTCGAGCTTGAGGGCCAGAAGGAGCGCGTTGCGCGTCTCCTTCGCCAGGGCGTCGTCGAAGCCCTGGGATGCGGCCTGCGCCTCGCGCGTCACCTTGCCCTGGATCGCAGCCACCTTGAAGGCGGCCGAGGGGCTCGAGAGCGACGTGGTGAACAGGGAGCCGGCGGCCGATTCCGTCGAGAACAGCTTTGGGCTGCTCAGGGACGTGATGACGCGCCAGTTGTCGCTGTTGGCCCCGGGCTTGACGATCCGGGGGATGGTCTTCTGGAACGGCGACAGCAGCGGCACGAGCTGCTTCGCCGGGGTCTGGAGGTTGTAGCCGACGAGGCCGACGGCGAGGTCGATCGCCTTGCGCATCTTCGGATCGTTCTGCGCCGCCTTGATGGCCTCCTGGGCCTTCTCCAGGGTCTGCCTGGTCAGTTCTGCGAGGTCCATGTGAGTCTTTCTCCTCTGCAGCCGTCAGGGCTTGCGCGGCTGCGCTTGGATGTGCTTGATGGAGAGCTCGGCGGCCCGCATCAAGAGGCGTTCCTTGAGCTCGGGCTGCCGTTCGGCTTCGGCCATCGTGGTAAGCGCGACGGCAACGTCCATATCCGTCGCACCGTCGCCGGTGGCCCCCGGTAGACTCTTCGGAGCGGACGCCACCGGACGCCCTATGGATGCCGGCTGTCCTTCCAATTTCCGCAAGCGCTCCTCGATCGACTTGATCGGGGCCACCATGCCCTTCACCTCGTCGATTGCCTTGGCAAGCACTCCTTCCGGAATGGAAGTGGACGGCAGTTCAGACTTCTTCTCTTCGGCCGGGGCTTCCTCCTCACCGGCCGGCTTGTCTTCCGCCGGAATCTCCTCCTGATCCGCGGCGTCTTTGCACATCTTGCACTCGGCACCCATCGCCATCGTCGCCTTGCACATGGCATGGCACATTTCGTGCATCGCCTGCATGTTGGCCTTCACGTCAGGCTCAGCTTTCAGCCGTTCAGCCTGCGTGGGCGATAGAGCCTTCAGGAGTGAGTTCAGGCGCGCCAGCGCGGCCATGCCCTCGAGAGGAGCGGGCCCGCCCGGCGCCGTCAACGCGCGCACCTGCTGCTGCATCTCGTTCCCAAGGAACTCCAGCAGGGAGTCGAAGGCAGCCGCGAGGACCACCACGTCGGCCTTCTCGACCTCAGAGTCCATGCCCAAGGTCATCTCCCATATCTCGCAGTCAATGGCGCACATGATGCCGTGCAGGGCCTCGATGGCCGGATGCACGCTCGGCCCTTCGCTGTGCGGCAGGGCTGCACCGGGGATCTGCTTTCGCACTTTCTCCAGGGCGCGCATGAACCGCTCGCGCGGCATGTTCAGCTTCAGATTCCCGACTACGGCCTGCACGCCGTCCTTCAGGCTGACCGTGCGGAACGAGTCGTCCTTGAAGTCGCCCGGGTCGCGCTGGCGGATGTGATAGGAGTCCTCCGTTTCATCGACGGCGCCGCCCTTGAAGTCGTGCTCGCGCGCCCACTTCTTCGCATCGTCGGCACTCTTGAATTTGTCCCTCGAGAGCACAAGCGTCTGGATCGTTGTGGGGTCTTTCTTCTCCCAGCCCTCCTCGGGAGCCGGCGGGAGGGCTGGCCCGGGCCAGATCACCTTGACTTGCTTCTCGATCGGCACTGTCTCGGCTGGCGAAGCACCCGCCATCTTCACCACGCTGAACACCGCACTTGGGCAGGCGGGGTTGTCCACCAAGCTGACCTCCACTAGGTCGTACTCGGTGATCACGTTCACGTTCTTACCGCCGATCTTCCGGCGCTCGGACTTCTTCGGGTTCCCGCCGATGCTGAAGCCGGTGTAGACGCGCTCGCGGGTCTTGGCCCACGCCTGGTCATCGACGATCTTCCCGCCCAGGTTGATGCCCTTCTTCTCCTCGTCCGGAGTCCATTCCAGCACCCGCCCCGCGGCGATGGGCTGGTGCATCTCGCGGATGTTGCCCTGGCTCGCGCCGTCGGTGGCTTTCTCGAACTGGTCCGACCACGCGGCGAAGGCGCGCTTGCTGGCGTCGAACGACACCACCTCGCCCTGTTTGTCGAGCTCCTCGACCGTGGCGAAGCCCCACACCTCGCGCCGCTCCTCGTCGATCTTCGTGATCGGAACGTACAGTTTCAGCATCGCAGCCTCCGCTTGTCGGTTCTGGTCGTGCACAAAAAAAGAGCCCCGTGAGGTCGTGGCCCCACGAGGCTCTTTGATTGTGTCCTGCTCCGGCGACCCGTCAGTCTCCGGAACCCGTTAGCTCGCTGTGTCAGTCCCTCCGCCCTCGACCTTCGCCTCGATCACGATAGCCGGAGATTCCAGCGTCCCATTGACGATTAGCCGGTCCGCGTCGCGCATCGGCAGATTGGCGGGCTTCACCTCAAGATGCCCCTCGTGGTACTGATGCACGATCGTCCACAGCAGGCGCATGAGCCACAGGCGATCCTCCAGCAGCTTCTCGGCCTGCTGCTGCAAGCGCTGACAGGCCACGATCAGATCGCCCTGGCCGCGCGCCTGACGCGCTAGGTCAACCGCCATTGCGTGCTCGTGAGGAGTTACGATCTGGCCGCCGTTGCCGGGGAAGCGGAGGAGGCTCACGCTCCATTCTCTCCGTACAGGATGTAATCCTCGATCATGCGCGCCACTTCCTTGGCCTTCTCATCAACCATGGCACGCGCCAAATCCCCGAGAGGGCCACTCATGTGCAGCACTTCTTCGAGCCCCGTCACGCCGCCCCTTCCTCTTCTGGAGTGAAATCGCGCCTGCAATTCGGATGCCCTAGCGGAAACTCCATCGACTTCTCCAAGTCCCACACCTCGCCGTTCACTCCCGGCTCGGAATCGTCGTGGCCATCTTCGAGGCACCCCGGGCCGTCCAGCACACGGACTCTTTCTATCCCCGCGCCCTTGTAGGTGTCGACTGCACCGCGATTCAGCGCGAAGGCCGCCTCGGTCCGCGCGATCATGTCGCTGCGCCAGTCCCAGATACTGCCGCCCTCGATGGCCTGCTGCAGCTGCTTCTCTGTCCAACCCTCCTCAAGCGCACGCGCTACGGTGCTGCGGATTTGCTCGCGCACGCTCTGCGGAACGCTCCACTTGGCGCTCGGGTTGGGGATCAGCTCACCAGTCTCTGAGAGCTTCATGCCGATGAGCTCGGCACCGCGCGCGCGGGCATACTCCGTGGCGGCTGCATCAGTCAGCCCGAACGCCACCTCAAGGCTGGCTGCATCCGCGGCCAGTACCTCGCCCTCCAGGTAGGCGCTCGCCAAGGGCTTCTCCAGGTTCTCCGCCAGAACGCGCCACTCGAAGGCGCGATCCAGTTCGCCGTCGAGCGTGTCCTCAGCCTTCTGCGCGGCGGCCCGGAAGCGGGGCAGGATCAGGGACGCCACGCCTGGTGCCCGAGTGCGGAAGTGTTCGGAGACCACGGTGCGCAGATTGCGCTCCAACCGGATGCGGCGGCGCGCGGCTACCAGTGGCCTCCGAGCCTTGACCAGTGCGCGGAATCCCCAATCCACGTCCTCCTGCGTGCGGGCGGACTGGAGCCATTCCGCGATGGCCCGCAGGCGCCCAGCAGGGATGGCGGTGGACTCGAAGGGGCGCTGAGGCTTCCCGGCGCGCAACGCCTTGAGGGCCACCTTGCGCCACTTCCGCAGGTCCTCAGCCTCTGCCTTCGTGGCCGGCAGAGGCGGCACCGCTGCCAAGGCGGGATGAACGCCCCCGCCCGCAGTCAGCAGGCTGGGAGCAGCAGCTAACGCAGGGTGTAGGCCCGGCGGCGGCGTCCCTCCACCAATAGCCAGGATGCCGCCGTCCGCCAGGCTCTCAGCAGAGAGCAGCATCGGCCCCGAGGGGGTCATCACGAAACGCGGGATGTTCGTCTTGGGCTTGCCTTCCCTCTCTAACGCGTCGTCGATGGTCCAGATCCCGGCCTTGACCTTCTCAACCGCGATGCGGGACTCCAACTCCTCGTCCGCCGCCTTCTCGTCGGTGAATTTGAAGTGCAGGCCGCGGAAGCCCAGGAACTCCTGAATCTCGCGGTCAATGATCCCCTCGACCCACTTCTGCAGCGGCTTGATGCCGCTGTCCGTCTCGGCCGCGTCGGCCTGCTCGGAGGTGGAGCGGTTCATCATCTTCGCGATCGGAAGCGGCGAAACACCGAAGGCCCAGGCGACGATGCGCACCAGGAACTCGTCGAAATCGTACTTCCACTCCTCGTGACCCTTTGGGTAATCGGCGCCGCCGCCGGGCATGAGGCGCACGCGGCGGCGCGCGGCACTGTCGCCTGATAGCAACTCGTCAAGGTGGGCTTGCGCCTGCTTCATCTGCTCGGCCGACCATTCCTCCGGCACCTTCCAGAACATATCGGGAATCGTGCCATCGGTGTACCATGCGAGATAGTGCATCTGCCGGCGCAAGATCAGATTTAGGGTCACCAGGACGCGCTCGACGGGGCTCTGGCCGTAGGCCATGTGGGCGCGTGGGTGACGTGGCGCATAGACCAACTCCACCTTCGACTGACCACCATCGCCTGTCGAGTCCGATGTCCCCCAGGGCATCGTGTACTCGGTTTCCGGGCGCCCGAGGATGATCTGCTGGTAGCCCGGAAGCGGTGGCCCGGGGACCATGCCGAGCACGTCAACGAGCGGCTTGATCGTCGTCCCGTCCAGCACCACCAGCCCGAACGGCTCACCGGCACGCGTGCGCCAGCGGTACAGGGACAGCGCGTCGATAACCAGGACCTCTTCGAGCAGCTTCATCAGGAACGAGTCGAAAGTGTGGTTCGGCGCCGGTCTCTCCATGAACGCCTTGACGCTGGAGATCTCCGAAGTCTTGCTTCCGCCCTCGTGCTCGTCCGTGTGGATCTCCCAGGAGAACCCGGCGAGACTGGCCTTGACATCCTCGATCACCACACGCACCACGTCGGTGTCGCCCAACGCGCGCAGAACACCGAACGGCGTGATGCCCAGGTACTCGCTGCGCGGGACGTAGGTGACGTTGTAGCCGACGAACGGGAAGAATTGTCTGGCATCCGCTGGCTGCCCGTAGGCCGGCGTCAGGGGCGGATTGACTGCCGGCGTGCGCCCATCCCAGGCTGGATCGGAAGGCCGCGGCTTGCCCCAAGCCGGAGAGGTCGGAGCAGGGCGCCCGTCAGGGCCGAACAGCAACGGGACGCGCTGGACGGCTTCAGGCACGGACGGGCTCTCCCTTCCTGGGCAGCCTGCCGGAGCCTGCTGCCGATGCACCGGCACGCCGCTCGCGGACTTCATCTTCGAGCATCTGAAGATACGCCGCGGGGCCACTGCTCGCGGAGCCGACGGCGATCGCAACAGCCATCACCGTATCATCGTGCATCCCCTCGGGCGCTGAGAACGACCAGACCAGGGAAGCCGGGCTGCGCAGGCTTCGGAAGACCCTGAACTCCTCAAGCATCTCCGGGACTTTCGCCAGTTTCAATTTGCCCTCGCGGGCCAGCGAGATGATCTGCAGAAGCGCGGCTCGCTTGTTCTCGTTGTTCGTCCACCACCCCTGCACCCGCGGGTACAGGTGCGTCAGCTCGTCGAAGATGGCCTGCCCCATGTCGTTGAGCTCGACTACCCCGAGGGCATTGTTCCAGTGCTTGCAGGTCTCGGCGATCACGCTCTTGAACCTGGTGCTGTCGCCTCCGCGCAGACGCACGATGTTGTCGACGGTCATACACTGAAGGCAGAGCACCGCGCCCACAGTGTAATCGCGCCGCAGGCCGATGTCCCAACCGATCGCGTAGCGGTGTCCTGGGTGGGGCGCACTCGAAGGATCGAGACAGAACAGCTTCTGGATCGTCTCTTCGTCGAACAGTGATTCCTCGGGTGTGGCCCATTCGGCCTCGTAGAGCTGCGCAAACTCCGAAGGGAGCATCGTGCGCCGCTTGTAGTCGATCGACGCTTCGTACTCCGCGCGCTCGGAACCTGAAAGCACAGCCGCATGGTCTGCCCACGTCCACTTCAAGAAGGCCATCCGCGGCTGGTTCATCGGGTCCTGGGCCTGAATCGCAATCTTGTGGAACTGAGAGCCCGCCACGTTGGCGTTGCCGAGGTAACGGATCGGGCCAAGCGTGGCTGCCAGACGAGACACGAGAATCGAGTGGGCCTGGCTTGTCAGGAGCTCCGCCTGGTCGATCACCATCCAATCAACCGAGGGGCCGAGCAGGTTTTCGTCACGCTCCCAAGATACGAAGTCGATGCGCGTGCCCTGCTTAAAGTGCAGGCGCATCGGCTCCATCCTCGAGCGCGCAAGGATCCTAGACTCCACTGACCAGTCCTTGAGTTTCGTGTAGGCGACTTCGGCCTGCTTGTGCGTAGGGGCTGCCCACCAGCCGATCGATTTCCGCGTAATGCCGCGCGCCAGCGCCCAGGCACTTGCACCATAGGTCTTGCCAACCGTCTGCACCGCACCGAGCACCACCAGCTCTTTCGCTGGATGAATGAACAGCTCGTTCTGAGGGCCACGCAGGGGTGGAAGCACGATGGTGACGGGCGCCTGCTCGATAACCGCCGGAGGAGAAGGCATCATCGACCGCCCCCCGGAGTAAGGGGCGCGCCCGAATCAGAGACACACCGGAACGTCATGCCCGCGGTGAGATCCCCAGTGACGCTGAGGTCAAGGCTCGCGGGGCTCGGGTAAACCTTGTCGAGGAGCTTGGCAAGAATCGTATCGCTCTCCCGGGCGCGCTTCTTCAGGTGCGCACGGCCTTCGGCAGACTCGAAGAACTTCTTCCAGAACTGGCGGAACTCGATGTTCGCCCCGCGCTTGTTCTTACTGCCCGGTGGTCTTCCGATCTTTCGTCTCGGTGCATCGACCAA